TTAGCACGTAACTCGCTTTTTCAGATGTAGCTGATGGACTGCTTGCAGAATGTTTTTCTGCATACTTTCCACCCCGATTGCCGTATCCAGTGTATGTACCGATCGGCGCGAAGCATGGGCAAGGGAAAGATAGGCTTCCTGCACCTTTAGCAGCATGGCATTATTCGCATCTACTTCCGTTCGCAGAAAAAAGGTTGCATCGGGCCGCTTCGTCAAATCACTCATCGTGGCATACCAGGAAAGAGGAGTATCCTTCATATAGAAGTAGTAATAATTGGACAGTTCGTAATGATCAATGATGATGAAGTCGACGTTCTCCTTCGAAATCCGCGCCATCTCTCGTTGATAGTCCAGAAAATCCGCTTCAAATAGCTTTCCTACCGCTTTCTCATCCAGTTCAATTTCGCAGCGAAGCCACATGCCAATGACCGCTCCGATTGGGGTATCTAAACGCGGAAACGTTACTCTTTTCACTTTATATCCGAGGCCTCTCAAATTTTCTTCTAGCAACGCCGCTTGAGCTTCCTTCGCATTGGCGTCAATTCCTTCGAAAGCGACAATCATGGGCTGTCTCATGGCACTAGATCGTCTCCTCATTTGTCGAGATTTCCTCTGCTGCTTCACGAAGCTTTTTCTCTGCTTCAAGCTCAGCAGCCTGAGTAGCCAGATGGTCTGCTAGCATTTGCTCGAATTCTTCCTTTGTAATCTCATGTATCTCGGATTGGAGTAGGTTCACCGTGTATCCCATACCGTCGGTCAGTAAAAAGTTTGTGTAGGTCAATGGCTCCTCACGAAACTCCTGCTTTTCGTAATCGAAGGCAATGACTGCTTTTTCAATGCCCGCTACGCAACCGCCGAACCAAATATTGACCTCTTCTTCTCCACCCTCGGCTGTAGGTGTTGTATGCATATTGGTCGGAACGTGTACATATTTTCCAATGACCTGGTGGGAGAGCTCCTCTGTCAATTCCTCATTCATCTTTTTCAACAAAACTGCCATGCTGGATCATTCCTTTTCATCGATTATTTGTGTATGTCTACAGCTCACCGTACTGCTTCAAAATCGCCTTGATGATTTGACACACTCTTTCCTTGCTGATGTTGAATTTCTGACCAATTTCCTCATGGTAGTAGCCTTCACTTCTCATTTGGAGAATCAGCTTGTCTCGCGTGGACAGCTTCATATACTCCATGATGTCGATCATCATCTCTACTTCCTCATATCGAAACTCCTCACTCGGAGCAGCAATACGGCTGATCATCGTTTCCTCTTCATTCTCATCTCCACCAGAGACAAGAACTGCATTACTGTTTGTCAGGTTTTTTTGCGTGCCGGCTTTCCGCAAGCAGTCACGAATTTTATTGGTAATCACATGATCGACAAAGGTAGTCACTCTGGCTTTTTCCTGGTCGTAATCCTTCATCGTGCGATACACCTTTAAGAGAACCTCCTGAACGACATCATCATGGGTCATTCCAGCAAACGTCATCCCGGTCAGCTTGGCTTCACAGTTTTCTTTTGCCTTCTGCAAAAAATCATCGACTTTCCCTTCGAAAAATAACTCGTCCATTTGGTGAAGTTGATCTTTCATACTTCTCCCCTCCTCATGCTCCTATTCACAGTGGCTCTATCACACTAGGTAATTTGAGGAGGGTTTTAGCAACCAGTTTTCAAAATTTTTTTCGGACAAGTTTGCAAGGTACCAGCCGTGAATACTTTTCCATTCAAAATCTTCCATGAGGCGCACTGACGCTTGATGTACCATTGGCAATCGCGGCAAATGTCATGAACCACACAACGACAAGTCATCGGCACGACATCTTGTTCCTTTGCTGACATCACGATGTCATTGACTGTCATTTTCTTCTGGCAGACTTTTTCATAATCACATCCGTGACAGGCCATGCTACCCACCGATCCTGACGATCCCGATTCCTTTTAAGGACTCTGGGTTCACTTGAACATGCTCGCGAAAGAACTCTTCCAAAACGGCTATCGGGGTGTCTTGGGTCGACGTATATTTCATGACCTGCACCTGCTCTCCATCTGCCGAAAAACTAATCTGATATAACATGGTTTCTCCCCTCCTTTTGCCTCTTGTCGAATCTATACGAAGCGATTTGAGGTGAATTAAGCGGATTTTGAAAATAAAAAAAAACCAGCCGTTTATTCCAGCTGGTCCTCTACATATAATTCCTCTATCATTTCCTCTGTTATATTCATCTTTCCAAATTCCTGACAAACTTTTTGAAATCCAAACAGCAAGGAATCGTTTTCTGTGAAAACCTCGTTCAGATCCATTCCCACCATGCCAAACGCGTCACTAAGCTCCTCCCAGCCTTCGCGATCGATATCCTCTCCTAGCAGAAATTCAGCTAATGCAGAAATAATCACGACATACAATACAGCTTTTTTGGAATCTCTCATTCTTATCCCCTCACTTCTTTCTCGTTTGAGATAGAATAGACAGTTTCGAATGAGTTTTCTCTCTACAAAAAGAAAAAGCCCGCTTTTTTACGAGCTTACTTTACATCTGAGATTATTTTTTGAATCAAACTTTCATCAATCAAATGGCTGGCTACTGTCAATGCCTTTGCCATTCGTTCCTTATCTCCATCAAAAACCTCGTAAATGATTGTACGCACACTTTCTTCATTCAGTGTGTAGTTCTTGGCCATCGCCATAATCCCAACAACGGCTTCATGATCTTCGATCGCTTTCGTAGAAACTTTTTCCTTAGTCTGTTGAATGATGATTTGTATCCTATCACTTCGCAATGTTATGACCTCCTGGCTTTTTTACAACCGAATATGTATTCAAAGGGAGACATATTCCCCATCTGTCTAACCTATGAACGTAGAAGGAACCTATTTTGTTCCAAAAATTCTCAGCAAAAGGGGGTGAATCATTCATGGTTGTCGACCTCTATCATCATCTCTATGAATTACTTTCGACGGATAGCCAATTGCTCGCATTACTAGGAATTGCTCCAGATGACAAGGACTCCTTAACCAGGCAGATTATCAAACGAAGAAAGCTCGCCGCGCTATCTGATGTTGCGAAACCTCTCCTTTCCTTCTACGCAACTTCCGGAAAGCGCGACACCGTTAATCCCCTCCTTCTCACCAGCTTCTTCCGATTCGATGTGATCACGCCTGGTGATATCGAGCTGGCGCATCAAATCGCGAACCATCTTTTCCATCTCTTAGACGGCAAAAGCTTATCGATGAATGGAATAGAAGGTTTGGACACGTATGTCGTTTCCCAGCAGGAAACGGATTTGGGTCATTCCTCTGCGTACTGCTTCACACTGATCACGAAGTTTACTTTGCAAGTTTGTTAGACATTTCAAAACCCCGTCTATCCTATGACAAGCTGATCGAGGTTCCCTTTCCACACGATTCAGCAACAGCACCCAAATCCCCTATTTTGAAGGAGTGACTTTCATTGTCTAAAAAAATGATTATCAAAGGTGTCGGTCAATTTCTTGCCAAACGCGCTTCCAAGGATGGAAATGGCGTCGAAGTCATTACGCTTGGTAATATGCAGGACTTGAAAATTGACATGAATGTTGAAATGGAGGATATCTTCGGCGGCGATGGACTCTTCGCCATTGATACTCTCGTTAAATCGAAAAGCATTGAGATTACCGCAACGGATGCCAAATTTGATCTGGCCGCACTTGAGCTCATGATGGGCTCCAAGCTGCAAGAGCAAAAGAGCGACTATGTGTATGTGCTGGGTGAGCAGAAAGCAATCAAAGCTGGCAGCCTGGATCGATCTGCATCCACTGGCGACGCTGGTGTTTGTGAAGTTGACTTTGGCGGTACCCTCTTCAACGGCGGCGGATTTGCTGTTCGTCTGAAAAATAGCAATCGTCTTTTGAAACAAGTTAGCTTGAGCACGTCTGCTGCTCCAAAAGCTGACGAATTCATGGTGGATACTTTCAAAGATGGCAGTGAAGATAAAGCTCGTCTCATCTTCTCGCCTGCCCTGCTCAATGAAGATGTGGTCTTCAACTATCAGCGAACAGAAATCGTAGATGTAGTCGATATTTTGATGGATGAAGTGCCATTCCCTGTTCATGTCGTCCATCACGGCTCTTTCCTGCAAAAGGACGGAACCTATGCAGGTATTGAAACAGAGCTGTTCTCCTGCATGGCAAAAGGCAGCTTCTCGATCGATGCGGCACGCTCCACAGCCAGCACTTCCGCTATTTCCTTGTCCGTTATCGATCCAGAGCGAGCAGATGGCAAGCTAGGTAGTGTGAAACGCTTCGTATCTAACAAAAAAGTGTAAATCTTTCGAGGTTAAGCAGGCTGAGTGGAGAGCATCATGCTCTTCGCTCTTGCCTTGCTCTTTTAAAAAGGGAATAACTTACAACGAATCATAGCGAACGAAATCACATTCAGCAAGTGGATAAATTTTACTGATGATTTCTCGGATAGTACAAGGAGGGATTTTTCCATGCTAAACCACCAAGAAGATCTGGAAAAAAAACACGCAGAGATGATGAACCTGGAAGCTGTAGAGCGTATCAAAAAACAGCAGGAGGCTGATCTGGTAGAAGCTATTTTCTTTGAAGATGATAGTGAAATCATGCTGCGTGACGGCAAAACCTATCGGATTCCGCCTGTGACCTTAAAAGACGCCCGCATCCTGATGAAAAAGCTGGGAACCGTCCATATCGACGCGATTATCCTAAATTTTCTCCCCTATGAAAACAAGGAAGATGATTTATTCGATATCCTACTTCTAGGCTTTCGCAACTACCCTATGGTCACTCGCGAGTACTTGGATGAACATTGTGATTTGGAGACGGCCAAAAAGCTTATTAATATTCTCATTGGTCTAAACGGCTTAAAAAAGTAGAGAGTGGCGAGGGTGACAGTTCCGCGATTCGCGATATGGAATCTGGTGAGCCACTTGATTGGGGCGATCTATTTTTTCATCTCCATAAAGACTGTGGTTTGAAAAAATGGGATATTTGGGAGTACACCCTTCCCCAAGTAGCAGAGTTAATGAAGAGAGTGAATAAATACATTCAATTTGAGGTAGAGACACGCATGGGTTTTCCTTTCCTGAGAAGAAAGGGAACGAATTCTGCTGCCAGTTCTCCCCATGCATCTAGTTCGCAAGACTATCAGGAAATTTCCGAAGACGATATTGCCGTACTTGGCAAAGTGTTAGGTGGTCTATAACCCGTTTCTGTCTATTCTAAGACCAGAACGGGATTTTTCTTTTGAGGAAGGTGATATTCATGGAAACTCAACGCTTGACCGATGCCCTCCGCTCTATAACGAGTACTGCACGGGGTTCTGTAGAGCAGTCGGCATCTCCATTTCGTGCCCAACAAGCTACCCCATTTTTTCAAGCAATGCATCAACAACTGTATGAATTGCGCCAGATGATACGCGACATTGAGTCGAAGCCGCTCAGCTTTTCTCGTAAGTACGAGTCTCAGCCCGTTTCCCATGCTGCTCCTACTTCCCGGCTATCCGTAAGTACAGGAGAAGTCATTTCTCCGTTCCGCTTTGCTACTTTTCCTGATGCTCCTGTTAAAAGAACGGAAAAGTCCTACGGCACAAGAAGCACCCGCCATTCACAAGCATGGGAAGAAGCTGCCGTAGATATGTTACGAAACATGATGAGTAACGGCCTTCACACGCTGATCACCTCGATGGATATCGAAAATTGGGAGTCAGCGAAATCTTTGAACCGTATGATTAAGAAGGCAGAGCGTAATTTTTTGTTCAAAGACACAAACATGATGGATTTGGCGCAGGCACGTGTTTCTGGACGAACGACGGATCAAAAACAAGTGGAAGAAGAAGCACTTGGTTTGCGCGAATACTTGCGATCGGGAGTCAAACAAGACCTGCGGGATATCGCGCTAACACATGCCGTCAGCCTTGAAGAAGTAACCAGAGCTTACTATACGTCTTCTCGCCAATCCAATGACCCGCATGTAACTGTAGCTGATATTCGGGAGAAAGCAGCTCTATTACCAGATGACCCTCTTGCTCCCCAAACCCAGATGCAATCCATCTGGCAAGCAGCATCCCTTGAAGCATTCGATCTTTTTAAAAATCAGCCCGGTAGCTTTCCCACGCTTTTGGTCCACTTGCTTCAGCGCATGAGAGAAAGCCAGAGCCAATTATCGCTCGCTGTGCGCCTGTTGAAAAATGCTGCGGATCAATACGGAGGAAAAGCTGCCTACGTCAAAGCTCAGCGCAATCTTCATGAAGGAAGTGAGCAGCGAAGACAAGAGCGTGTTACCGCCCTGCTTGGTCAATCCTCTTCACCCTTTACGCAAGAAGCACTGGAGATCCAATCCTGGCAATTGCAAAATCTGTCTTCCTATCAGGCTAGCCGCACTCGATTGATTCGCAACAGGTTGGAACAGAAAAGGGTACAAGAGCTGTATCCGTACAATGACAAATTGTTAAAAGCACTGATTGCAGAAGAGAAAAAGCTGCTGAAACAGTTGCATCTGCTCTGGCTGAAGATGCGCGATGTAGAGCGTCAGGCACATTTGCTCACCAGCCGAACCCTTTTGGTCCAGCGCGCATTCGGTGGATTGCAAAGCACGATTACCGCCTTGATTCCTTCCGTCTCCTCGCTGGACGAGAGACTGCGTGCTCTATCTGATACGTCCGTTGCTACTGATGAGCAAATCCAGAACATGACCAGTGACTTAAAACAGCAGGAAAAACAGCTCCAGAAAACACGGGAAGCCTTGAAGGAATTGACAGAAGCACTGTCCACGGCTATACCCAAACCTCCGACTGCCGCAGCGGGTCCTCAGGCTGCTTCCTCAGCTCCAGCCGCCAGCAGTTCATCCTCCACGTCTAGCAAACTCGCCCCTGTTGCTGCTGCTCTCCTTTTTGAGGAGTTCTCAGGTGATCTCAAGACGAAGATACGGGAAAAGCTCAAAAAGAAGGAGGACAAGAAAGAATCGGACGATACGGCGGACGATAAGGATGAGTCAAGCTCCACGCCGGATATCCCAACGAGAGGGAGCGCAGACAGAGATCCAACGCCTCCCAATAATAATCCAGGCCCAAGCGAACCACTATGGCGAAAAGGATTAAAAAAAGCCGGGACATTGCTAAAAGGTTTTGCTCTCGCACGCGTTGCCATGACAGCGGCAGAATTTTTGGATGGTTTAAACACAGATTGGCTGCAACCTATGTTTATGTCCGATACCCAGCAACAAAGCAGAGTGTTGGAAAATCAAAAAAGCCTCGTGGGCAAAATCACGAATATTGACAAAATGCCTCCTGGTTTAAAGCATCTTTTTTTTGTAGATACCGCCATTACAGGTATTTCAGATGGTTTGATCAACTTAATGGGTGGCACTACTCCTTCATTTGGCGATTACTATAACGCTTTCGAAGCTGCTTATAAATACGATGGCAAAGACCTCAAAGAAGAGTTAAATAAAACCTTCCAGCCAGACAGCAAGGAATCTCAACTCGAATTCGATAAATATAAAGCTGCGTACAAAAATAAAGAAGAAAAAGACAAGAACTCAATGCTTATAGATATCGATGACAGCGGCTCCAAGCTGGACAATACCCCAATTACTTCATGGGAAGAGGTCAAAACACTCGACCTTGGCAAAGAAGTGGTTGGTCATCACCTGGAAAGCCTCTCTCTAGAGGAAGGCAAGTTAAGATCCGAATTAGAGAGAACGCAGGCTACTCTTAAAAATCAAGGTAAATCCGATGATTCTCCAGAAATGCTGAAAGCTTATGATGATTACTACAGTGGTATTAATACGAAACGGAATGAACACTTAGCCTTTTTCGAAGAGGTATTCGCTAAAATTCCTAAGGGTACAGCTGCCTCTGACGTAGTAGACTCAGTAATCGCTGATATAAAGGCTTCTATCGCACAAAATAACCTCGATAAAAACAACCATACCTCCGGCACAAAAATTAATTCCGTGAAGGACAAGCTGAGCTCTGAGCTGGAAAGTAAAGAACTTCAATATTCGATCGACAGAAACAAAGCAATCTTGGCAGGCCACAGCGCAAATTCTGAAGTAGTAAAGAAGCTTGATGAAGAATATTTACGCAGTATCAATGAGACTTTCGAAGCGACGAGTTCTGAATTGGATCGCCTTTTGTCCGGGAACCAAATGAATGAGACATTCAAGAAAGACATCGAGAACTTAAAAAAAGGCCTCGAAAAAGCCAAATACGACAATCTCGTATCTCTGCACATGTCCAAGCAGCCCACCAAAGGAACCTTCAACATGCCCGACGGCTTGCAGCCACTGACCTACTGGGGCATGCAAACGGCCAATGGAACACACAGCACCTACGACTTTACCTATGGCGGCGACAGCAATGTGAACATTACCATTGCCAACATGAGCGGAACGGAAGCTGACCTACAGCGCATCGGCTCGACCGTCAGCGAAGCCGTTCGCAGTACACAAGCAAGCCTTTCCACCGAATTAAGCCAACAAGTCCGCTCCGGCATCGCCACGAGCTACACGAGATTGTAAGGAGGTACAACGATGACCCAACAATACGCCTTTGGCACTGCTAATCAGCGCTACAAAAAAAAGCTGTTCCTTGATACTGGCTTTGAGTTTATCGAAGTAAACGCCCGACTCATCGAGCCCTATTCTCCGCCAAGCCCCCAGCCTTCTTTGCGCGAAATCAAAATCATTAACGCTCCCTCGCACATCCACCACTCCGGTTTTAGCAGCTACCAGTGTTCATTGACCTTACTTTTTCCAGACAAGGAATCGTATAACCAATACTTGAGCTACGCAGGCTGGACCCACAAATTTTACGATGAAAAGGGAAGCATTTTTCTCGGAAGCGCAGAATCTATTACCCCCCAAGTCCTTGAGGCAGGACGGCGCTACAGCGTAACCGTCGATCTGATCCTCATCAAAAAAGACTCGATCGAACGCGAATCACGTTTCCGGTTTCAAGATATTGAAGGGCATTGGGCGCAGAAAAACATCGAGGAAATGGCCGATCTTGGGCTCATCACGGTTATTACCCGAGATGGGAAGCCTGTCATTTACTTCCGCCCCAATGATTTTGTGACACGCGCCGAATTTATTGCCTTTTTAAATCGGACAAGGCGACTGGTAGAACGGATGATCCGGGAATAGCTGAGGCAGTTAAAACGTTTCTGTCTACTCTATATAGGAGGTGATGAAAATGATCAGCTGGGCTGATGTGAATGAAAAAGACTGGTTTTTTAATGAAGTAATGGAGGCCAGCAATTATTTGATGGCTGACGGAGAACCGTTCATTCAAGGGATTGCTTATGGCTCCTTTGAAAGCAACGCTCCTTACTTGTATGAGGAACAGAAGGGTTCCACTGGGCAAAAGGTATTTACACTCACTGCCAAATTGACACCGAGTGCAGATAACCCTCTCTTTGTCTATATTGACGGCACGCAAACCCTTTTCAAAGAAATTCGGCCGAATCAAACAGACCCGAACAAAACGGACATCGAGCTGTATTACGCTCCTTCTGCCAACTCGATTGTCGCTTTTTCCAGCTTCGGCAAGCCTGCCTTGGACCGTTTTGGCAAACCGATTCCCCCCAATTCCTCTTCCTTTGCTTACCCGAACAAACGCCTCGATAACGGAGACACCTATTTCTACAATCCGTTCAGTCGCCAATTCAATGAGTATTTGTACGCATATGGACGCTCCTTTAAGCGAATTGATGTGCCTGAAGAAGAATGGAAATCGACACCTGCCCAAGAGCTCGCCAAAAAATATATCGGACTCAAGCAAGACGTCTACATGGTTAGCCCTGCTCCCGGAGCCACGATTTATCTTCCCTACAATCTAAACGGCGTACAGTTGCGCTTCATCTACAACAGCTACGAAAACGGCGCTCTGTTTATGCGAGGCGGATATTTTTCGGTGAAAAGCCCTGGCGTTTGGAGAAATGATCGCTTCTTTCCCAACGCCTACATTAATCGGGCAGAGGCTTTTCTGCTCATTGACCGGCTTCGGCGCTCTTTTTACCAACGCTTTACGGATTCACAGCCCCCCACACAGCGGCTAGATGAATCCCACACGGCATACGAAGGGCAACGTGTTTTCCGCCTAAACGGTACCTATCCCGCGGGTAAAAAGCTGCTTGCCGTCAAAGTAGATGGAAAAGTGGTGAATAGTTCCGACTATCAAGAATTTGATGATCATACGGTACTGTTCAACATGCCGCTTGAGGCGGGCAAAAACGTTCATTTCCTCTATGTCAAAGAGACGAGCACCCGCTTTGAAGATGTCGGGCGCGAAAAGTATATGTACAACAGCAACACCGGGGAAAAAATTGCGCTAAACGGCGGGATGACGGGCAGCAATCCTTCATGGTGGGCACCATCCGTCCTTTCTATGGAAGACGAGCGATTTGGCAACGGTGATTACCTGGTCGAAGGCATTTCGATCAACAATTTCGCCGATGGAGCAGCTGTCGTTAACCATATGTACGAGGTATCGTCATCCAATGCGGAAGAGAAAGAAAAATGGTTCATGCCTTACTCGTTGCTCACCCGGGCACAGGCCGTCTCTTTTTTGAATCGCTTTCGAAAATGGTCCCTGGAACGGTTTAAATAGGAGGTGCTTTCATGCAAACGATGTCCAATGAGCTGCGCAGAATTCTCTCCGAAAGACTCAAACTAGGAGAATTATCGAAGCCCGCGTGCCGTGTCGAGATAGATCGACTCATCTTCGTGCCGGGCCGTACCGAAGAACTCGATTTCATTATGAGTGATCGGCGGGAAGAGAAAACATTGACCCGCACCATCATTCAAGATGGTTCAGGGGACGGGGGAACTGCTCTCTCCAAGATTCCCTTTGTCTTTCCTGTCGAGGGCAAAAGCATCCGAGATATTACCGCCTATATGGGCGACAATCGCAAGCACCAAGGGATCGATATTGCTTGTCCGGTCGGTACGCCTATCAAAGCTGCCTGGGCTGGCCAAGTAAAAAAAGTGACCGTGTCTGAAAAATATACGAGCTTTGGCTTTCGCGTAGAAATTCAGCATGCGGATGGCATGTGGACCCGTTACGCCCATATGAGCGAAATCCACGTCAAAACAGGGGATTATGTCACGCAAGGCACTATTATCGGAAAAAGCGGCAATACAGGAGACGTCCGCTCTGCAGGTGTTACGAACATGGGCACCTATGACGATCCCAATTCCCCCCGCTCCAAAGGAAGAGGAGCTCATCTGCACTTTGAAGTCTGGAACGGACAAGCCGTCATCGATCCGTTTCCTTATATGAATGGCTCGAAGCATCTGTTCGCTGCCTCTTCCAATAACGGCGCAGGAGTCACTACCGATGCCACCTATGTTGGAACGCCAGGAGCAACTCTTTTTGACGAACGGTTTACCAATAATACGTGGCACACAAAATCTGTCTACAAAGTAGACGAGCTGACCAAAAAACTATCCATGATCGAGAGAAGCTCGACTGAGCATAGCAACCTCACCTTTACCTTTGATCCCAAAGGGTACAAGACCGTCTTCCCATCCCCTACCGTTACGACAGGTATGAATCTCAAGCTGACCTCCGTTCACCCCGGCATTTTTAGCATGGGTTTCTCTACCAACTTCGGTGAAGGTGCCGGCGAGCTGCGCGTTTTTTTCAATGGAAAAATGCAAGTCAAGGTCATCAAATTCTCCGGGACAGAAAACGTAGAGATTCGTGATATCCCCTTTCCCAATGGCGAAATGGAAATCCGTATCGAGCTGTTCTGGAACGGGAAACAGGTCAATCGTTTTTCCCTCCAATACATTCAGATCAAGGAATTACAAGGGCGACCTGATCTGTACGGGAACAAAGACAAAGTGGACCCGACTGTGCAGCAGGAGTTTTTTGAGGAAAGGGAAATTACGAGCACCTTCATGCCTGGTCAGCCGCGAAAAGTATCGCTCCAGGTCGGAAAGTTCGTCTATATGGACACCCTTACCCTCGACAATATTAACCACATCGAAATGGACGACCAATATGAAATGGAATCATGTGAGGCACGCATCACAATCTCAAACCCTGGCGGCTACTACAGTCCGGACTATAATCCGTTTTACTTTCCCGAAACCTACAAGGAAACGCCTTGGTCTTATTTTGTGAATGGATTCCATGTCGGTGTTCTCTCCGAAAATACTCCTGTCCGGATCTACATGGGTTATGGTCTGAATTTGATGCGGGTATTTACGGGGCTGATCGACAAGCTCGATCTGAATGGCGAGGAATCGACCATGACCATTTACTGCCGCGATATGTACAAGAAGATTTTGAACAAGGTCATTACCGAAGACAAGCAGTATCCCTCAGACGTCGGGCATTCTGCCGCACATGATACTAACGTTTTTTCCTCAATGGCTCGCCGGGACAAAATCATCTCGATAGCCAAAAAGCAGGCCAAGCAGCAGGGCCCAGAGCTCGATTATAAATTTCTGCTAGCCATTGCAGAGCACGAAACCAAAATGGGGACGCTGGGGAAAGGTCTTCCTCCAGGAGACTTCATTCTCGGATATGGATGCTATACCGGAGAAAAATGTGACCCGCAATACCAAGGGCTCGAACGACAGCTCTATCGCGGAGCCGTCCGCTATCGGGAAGCCATGGCGAGCAAAGGCTGGCGCTTTCAATCTGTCGACGATGTCAAATATTTTTGGCAAGGAGGCGACAAGGGCGCTTATCAATGGGCGAGCGATACGAACTGGTATAACAGCGTGTGGCAAATCTATCAAAAATTCCGCTCAAGCACGGAGTTTGATGCGATTCCAGAGTGGGAGAGTACCGCACCTGTCCCAACCGAACCAACTGCCAAAGCTGCCTACCTCAAATCCGCCATCGTACAAGACTTGATCGCTTATGCAGGAATGTACGGCTGGCGCAGTAATCCGCAAGACATTTTCTACCCCTATGCCATTGTACAAGAGACGAGCTATACCCACGTGACGCAGGCGACAGGCAAAGTTTTCAAAGCTGTACCGGATAAAGAAGGCGAATTCGTTGAAGTCGATCCCGAATCCACTTTGACCCCAAAAGGTTGGAAAAATCCTTTTGTTGAGCCACCCGGACGCAAATTCGAATCGTATCAATACAAAGTCGGAGAAGCCATCGCGGAAATTATGAAAGAGACGCCTTTCCGTTCCTATTGCGACCGTTACGGTACGTATCGCCTGGAAGAGATTGATATGAATCGGCCGATTGTGGCTACTTTTACAGAGCATGACAATTTGATCACGATTCATAAGACCATCGATTTTTCACGTGGCAAAAGCCATCTTGTCATTTTGGATGAAGAAAATAAGGTTGGTCATTTCGTAGACACGGAAATTTTGATGGAGCTGAAGGGCGAGGTACGTACAGGCGTTAGATCCGTTCCTTTTGCCAAAACCGACGAGCTGAAGAGGCTAGCTGCCCAGCGAACGTTTTTTGATTTGAAACGCTTGTGCCGTACGCTGCAAATTTCCATTCCCGGCAACCCTGCCTTGGATGTCCTCGATCGCATTTACATTATCGACTCCAATACAACCACCCGCGAAGCGTATACCATCAAAGGAATCCGCACGATGTTTGATGCGCAGAACGGCTATATGCAAATCCTCGATTTATTTTGGAGCAACAACGAGGGGGCGATTGTGTAATGGCCGGGATTGCTAATGATTATTTAATTTACCCGATCCTCGATCTGATCCGTGATGAAGTGCACCGTACTACGACAGTCGCGGCAGACCCGTTCGCAGAGGAACCCTCTGTTCGTCTGATCCGGGAGCATCCTCTCGATCCGGAAAAGGTCACGGGCGCCAAGCTATTCTACGAGTCTGGCTACATGCTGGACATCTCCCTCACGTTTGGCTCTACCGACACTACCACCTTCCCCCTTGAAGTCGATCAGCTCCATCCAGACTGGGAGTACTATTCTCTTTGGCGCTTGACCTCAGTAACCACTGCGGGATACGCACCTGACGGAAAAACGGTAGGATCTTACCTGATCCGTCTACTCTATGATACGAGGGGCCTCTTAACTGGCACCGATGTCCTTCGTATAGAGAAAGAGAGGTGAGTACTAGTGGGCTTCTCCGTTGCTTATTCGGGCGGGGGCGTAATCGACAAGGTACGAGAGCTCCCCTACCCACACTTTTCCAAATTTACCGAGCCCTTCATTCGCGGACGCATGATTGATGTGACCGCGTCCAAGCAAGTCTTTTCCGATACCTATGCCCTTCCCTATCCGACAGAATTTTTATCTGTGGCGTTTGCTACCAATAATTATTGCGTCGGCGATTACTGGGAGCTGAGTCTGGACGGCGTGAAGGTCTGTGAAACGATTTATACCAAAGAGCTCCCGGAGTCCGTCTCGATGGGAAATAGCTTTGGGATCGTCTATCCGTTGAAGCCAAATGCGCAGATCCGCTTTGACTTCCACAACATTTCAGGTACGGAAAAGAAAGTTTGGTACAATGTGAAATTTTTACGCAAGAAACTGTAAAGGAGGCGTATGGATGCCTAGTAAACAAGTAGCTTGGATCGAGGGCGAGGTCACAGCCGATTTGCTCATCAACAAGCTGGCTGATGAAATCGTCAACGCCAAAATCCCGGATACGAAGAACCGATGGGAAAAGGTGTTTGAAGTCAATGAAGACAAGTGGGTTACGTATCAGAAGACGACTGTTGGGAATACGCAAGGGACGTACAAGCATACGGATGGGAAGACTTATCAGGTTTATGTGTTGCCGGATGTGCGGGAGTTACGAGGCAATGGAGGGACTCTGCTCGTTGATGACAATGGTTATATCTTTGAAACGATTAATACAGAAAATGTGAAATCAAGTAAAAAAATTCAGGTGAAAGAGTTTGTCTATAAAAATGATGCAGGGAACGATGTCACCCTTCCTGTTCCCGGTCTACTGGTGGTCAATGTCGATGATACCGACCCTGCCAACACTGTCGGTAAGAAATGCTATGTGGTACAACAGGGCAAGTATGAGCTGGATGGGGTAACTTTTACCCCTGGAAAAGAGTGGGATGAGTATAAACTCATTACACAAATGCCCTCTGATTGGAACGATCTTCTTTCAAAAGGGCAATGGTCGGTATTTTACTACTCTTGGGAATGGACCTATGTCCGTCCTACCCTCTACAAATTCGGAATGGTCAAATACATTGCCAACCCTGTCCATCACTACGACCGAACTGTCGTCCTAAAAGCCGTTCCTGACGTACCTTCAGGCCAAACCCCTAACGACTATTTTGTCATGCTAAAACATCCTATTAATCAATACAACTACTTGGATGTGTCCTACGGCAAAGGCTTCAAAGGTAAAAACCCAGTTGGCAAATCTGCCGATACCTACCTGCTAGCCTGCGATAATAGTAACGTTATTCCCGGTAAAGTACCTGTCGTCATCGATCAAAAACAGGCTGAACTCCAGTACAACAAATGGAATGATCCCGATGATACCGACAAATACACTCCACCTCACGAAGCATGGGCACTCGATTACGATGACAAAGTAGAAATCAAAAGCCCTTCCTCCCACTTTTTCTATGGTGCCGACTCTGTCGTCTCCTGGGTACCAAACAAGAAGCGTCGCCCAGACTACTGGGTCGAATACAATCTCTCCATCAGTAATGATCGTGTAGCAATCGTAATTGAGGGTGACCCTTCACCTGATATGGATGCCTACTACAGCAGCTTTGCTTATATCGGAAAAACCATTCCTTTTGCTGACTATGACCACAAAGGTAATTTTGGAATTACTGTCGGCATGGGTGATTTGACAAAGGAAAAATCAGGCTTCCTTCCAGCCGACATCAAGCAGGACACCAATCCTAACTATTCGGGCTGGGGACGCTATACCTCCAACGGCATGTACTCCTTCTCCATGCTGCAAACCCGAAGCTCCGTCTACTTCCAGGCGTACTACCCCGCCTTCATTACTCAGCTCCCCAAATACGATGGAGTGGGCACGCTCCCTCCTGAGCTGTCCAAGATGGTACTCGAAGCAAACGGCTTCCAAAGCTCGAAATGGACGAAGAAATATCATGCATCACCGATCTATCTGGTACACCAGTTCGAAGGCTATCGGGGCTACCTCGACAGTGTCGTAGCAATCGAGGACCATAATCTGATCAACAAGGACGAGCTCGTCGTAGATACAGAGGAACTAAAAGATCCGAAAAACCCCGCTGCCGGAACTTGGACAGAGGTATACAAGTTCTTCCGAATCAATACCCCTGTCAACTTCTTCAAGTACTCCCCCAACCCTACGGATTGCACCATCGCCATCTTAAAAGAAGTATATTAAAGGAGGAATTTCACATGGCCAATTTTAAATACATTGAAAAAATCACCACTTCTAAAGAGCTCCTGGATACGATTAAATCTGAATTCGAACAACTTACTAACTATACCTTTAACCCAGCTGCCGGAGAGACACAAGAAAAATCAACCTGGACAGTCATGACCGATCTCACCAAAAAAGATACCGCTTCTGGCAAAACCTCCGAGCTGGTCTTAAAGGGTAACTCCAACATCAACAACGTGTCCAAAGATTTTTATGTCAAATTCGTCAATCCAGGCTTCACCAACCCGAAGGAACACAGCTCCTTGACGGTTCAAGTATTGGCAGACTACAATTCCACAGCCAAAACCTTCGCGACAGAAGGACATCCAGTCAATTTTGAATGGGCTGACGAGAAATTCGTCGTGAATGGCAAACCGACAGATCGTACGATTGATAAACCTGTCTACCTGTACATGAACGTGATGAACAATCGCCTTTCACTCGTAGCTGTTGGTGATCCGGCTGTTCACTTTGAAGATTATCGTAAGAGCTTCCTGTACGTAGGCGCACTCAAGCCATTCAAGTACAACATGGATGACGTAGTTGGAAACATCATGCTGACAGCCGGAGCTGTCGCTACTGAGCCTGCTGCTCCGATCGCCCCACACGATTATGGTCAATACACTTCTTTTGGCAACAACACCTTGCAAATGCTGGCGACAAAATCGGGTATTCGCTTCCAAAAGCACTACCCTGCCTTCATTACCCAAGCTCCACAGCCGGGCAAGGCATATAAGGATGGTCCTCTAGGCGATACTGGATTGCTGCTGGAGCCTCAAGGCTTTAACGCATCTGCTTGGACACGCCGTTACCATTTGAGCCCGATTTATGTCGTGCACGGATATGATGGATACCGCGGCAGCTTGGATGCATGCATTGCTGTTTCGAAAAACAACATTCTCCACTTGGATGAATTGATCATCGATGTCGATCCGAGCGACACGACTAAGAAACACAAGCAGGAAGTATACCGCTATTTCGACCACAATACTGAGCAGAACTTCATGAACTACTCCGCCAACGTAAAAATGGGGGTCGCATTCCTGAAGGAAGTTCGCTACTAAAAGAAATCCCTCTAAAACCGTATAGCTAGCAAAAGGGGGAAACTAGAACGCATCTCTGGTGTTCCCCCTTCTTTTTGGGAGGTGAACCATTTGACCGGGATTTCTTCTCTAGCAGCCTATCAATTCAGACTTGCAGACCACTACGCTTCTATTCGCAACTATATAGGAAACGTAACTTTCACGACTTCGCCCTCCCGTAAGTATTCCTTCGTCTATATTCCCTACGGACAAAGTGCCAGTATGGTCATGCTGGATTATTTGCTCGCGAATCGGAAATCATTTGCTGCTGATCTTCAAGACTCTTTGCAGGATATGATCCGGAATGATACCAGCATGGCCAATCCCATGGAACTGGTCGTGGTATCCGATCGCTCGCCGCTTAAAGAAAGCTTGCTTCAGGACGATGCCTTGGATGCTGACCGGATCATCAAGCAGCCATTACAAGTTATTCGTCGCGTTCATTTATCAGATCGGATCAAAACAGCAGGAATGGCAAAGCTCAATCCAGCCCAAATGTCCGTGCGCGTAAATAAGGATGAGCTGTATATTGATTTGCCACCAGCTGGAGCGAACCGTACCTTTTCCGCAGAAGCTGATCTTATGAAAGATCATTACAAGGCAACACGGACTGAGCGATTCGCCGGGAAAAAGATAGATGAATGGTTCACGGGAGAGCGTACTTCCACGTTTGATTTATTCGTCAACACGGAAAGAAGCTTAGCTGAGCGGAAGTTTTGGGCGTTGCTCTTTTTGCAGTTAGAAAGAGAATACGCGACTAGATCGATTGCTCACAACCTCACTGTTGAAAACGCTATTCCCCTATCCATCCGCGACAATAAACATGCCATGTTTACGGATTGGTCCCGTTCCATTGGCGAGCGTCAATTTGCCTTCCAGATGACCCGACACTTCGTGCAAGCCTTTCACCGGATTAAAACAAAGTCGACGAAGGTGCTTCGCGACATGGACTGGGCTTATCTCAAAGCCCGTCAGTATGACGCCTTGCTGCACTTCCTTCACCGTGCAAGCAGGATCGCTACGCAAGATTTAGCTATCCATACGGCTTCCACAGGCACCCGAACCATACACCAAGGTGGTTCTATTTTACAGAAGCACGACTGGGGTTATCGAGATTTCACGCGCCTTCTCTCCCTTGATTCCTTTTCACCAACAGCTTTCCGTCCGTACCAAAATGATTTGTTCATCATTAGCTCTCAACTCCATGCTTTTCGTCCCTATCAATCACCAGGCACACTCATGACACAATATACAATCGGTAATCGAGACGCGGCTTCGGACTTAGCTATTTTTATGTCACAACTTACTGGCACACGTTCGATTCAAACAGATGCATCGATCTTGAGCTATCTCGAACAAGCTTTTCGACGCAACAGTCCTCAACTGTTTATCCCCAATCCTCTCATTCATTCTCAGCGCGAAAAAGCCAGTAAGCTCTGGATTCCCCAGCACCTCGAACTTGGAAAGAAACATCTTTCTCGCCCCACTTCGATTATCAGGGATGACGTTCGCGCAGATCGCCAGCTCACACATGCTACTCATCTTTGGGAAAAGGAACGCGCCATCGATCTTAGCGGGGGCAAAGCACCTAAGCCATCTTTTTATCAGGATGAGGATGACATTTTCGCCCTCTTGGAAAATGTACGCCCAAGTCTCCTGGCTGAAGATATGGTCTTCGCGACCATCTTACGGTTACTGCCCGCTCATCTTTTGGAGGATATCCTCGCCTCTAAAGAATTTCCTTCCCACCTGATGGACGACATGATTTTTGCCTCCCGCCTTACAGACGGTCAAAGCATTTTGGAAGCACTCATGGAATGGGCACTGACCAACAAGACTTTCGAGGCTTATGTGGATGAAGAATTTTTGGAGGGTGTGCGTACGCGGGTTCAGGCATTGATCGAATCCGAAGTCATCTTCAGTAAGACGTTGCAAGAAAAGGCAGGGATTCTTTCCTTTGAGACATGGGAGTCCACTCGCCCAAACGAGGTTATCTCGCATCTTGAAGAGGACAGAGTTTTAGGGAAACGGGAAGTCTTGCTCTCTTCCACGGTCGCAGAAGAAGGAATCGCCAGCCAATTAGAAGCGGCTCCTGCATCTATAGCAGAAACACTCGTTGGCGAAGATGTATTCCGTCCAGCCGAGCTGCAAATTGAGCATCCTTTTGGTTACATGGAACCCGATCCGTCCGTTTTGTTTGACGAGCATACTGCCCGTAAATCCGCTCACGCCAGCGATCTTGACGAATTGCCGGTCACCGCACTGCTGCGCAGCAGAATCACGGAATTGTGCAGCGGCTATCTCTTCGCAACCTCCCCGCATGAACGAGCCAGTTACCTCGTCGATTTATACGATGTGGCAGAAAAAAGCGCCCGCGATGGAGAACTGCAGGACGATGAATGGCGTAAGTATGCCAAGCTCGCGCTGGAACAAACGGTATTGCATGAGCAACTGATTGCCTATCAACCAGAAGCAGCAGCTCATTTGATCGAATCCATCCTCAGCTACAAGCAACCAGATCAAGCTGTTATGAACGCGGATTGGATAGCCAACAACCAAGAGCGTGCTACCTCACTTCTCACCCAAATCATGGGTAAAAAAGAACTCGCAGATGCCGTCATCCTGGAATACTTCGCTGGCCAATTGGATCGCGGAAAAGGTTATATCGAACAACCATTGATTTCGGTCCGCGACTACAAGAATGCCTGGGCAGATCGTATAGAAGAAATAGGACAAGGTTTGGTCTACGACTACTCCAACGATGTACTCGAAGCTGAACACGATCCCGAGCATTGGTCAGGTGGTTTTTCTGTTCCAGAAGCATACGATCCCCACGATCCATTCAATGCGTACTACCCATGGACGACAGATAGGAACGCACTCGCGATGGGGCAAGACAACTGGACTCGTTTTGGTTCTGGTACATGGGAGCATAATCGCGACCAAGGCACATTTACCCACACAAAAGGCTCTAGTGGCATGAGCGGCTACATTCGAAATGACTTTACCTATACAGACTATCAGTTTGAGGTCGATTTCAAAGTCGATGAGCCCGCAGATGGAGACAGCGCTGGTATCGTGTTCAAATATCACAACGACCAGAACTACTGGATGTTCGTCGTCAGTGATGGAAGCGCCAGCGGAATGCCGCGACCCATGCAGCTTTTCAAAGTAGAGAATGGCAGCTCAACCATGTACTCTACCCCGATGAACCCGTTTGCCTGGGAAAAAGAGAAATGGTATACGCTGCGTGTTTGGGTAACGGGTAACCGCATCCGCGTCTGGGTAGATCATAACCTGCAATACGACTTTACCGATTAGAGGTGATCATTTTGGGTCATACGTTTGGCATTTTTTCTAAATCAGTGGGCAACGTCACATTCGGAAAAATGCGCTCCTCATTGGTAGAGGGCGCATTCCACCCGAATCATCCGGACAATCCGGACAGCCCCAATCGTCCTCGCGCAGAGGATCGTTACGCTGGATATCAGAATCCGCTGCTAGGTGATCCCGGCAAGGGTCAGATTGGTCGTTGGCAAACGGTCAATCTCGACTCTCTCGAAAGTATGATCGACCAGATGATGGAGCAATTTGTTCGGGACAAAAATTGGTACGCCAAGGTTCGTTGCCGCGAAGCGCTGTGGAACATGTACCGTCGTCTGGAATGGTGGGTCAATCAGCAAATCGATCCGCAAAAAAACGACTACCAGCGCGCCTTGCTCATGGTACGAGATTGCATTTACAAAATCCTGAAAAACGCCGAACAGCCAGATGGAACTCACCAAAATGTTTCGCTGCCAGTCTGCCCGGCTCCATACTATCATCACTTCAGCGGCTACTACCTCAATCATTACGATGCCATCGATAAAGAAGTCCCGACCTTCGATATGCGGACTCTCCCACTGTCGGACAAGTTTCACGGCCTTTTCCGTTACGTATCCTCGACAGAAGATCAGGAATGGAAGATGGTTCACTCTGTCGGCACCAATGAGATGGCGGGGAGTGAAAACATCATGAAGCTGGATGTGACCACTCTCAAGCACGGCAACTCTAGCAAGGTGACTTTTCAATGGCGCTTTAAAAAGCAAGGCTTCATTCGTTTCAAGTACATGGCTAGCACCTCTCCTGGCGATGGGTTGCTGTTTTTTATTAACAACAATCAGGTCGGCGGGGAATGGAATCAGAACAGCAGCTGGCAGGAGGCGAAATTTAACGTCAAGCCAGGGCAGACGTACAAGTTTGACTGGTTTGTGCGTCGGATGAGTGATCGGCGGTTTGGGAAAAACGCGGTTTATGTCAAGGATGTGGAGTGCGTCGAGGTGGTGCAGAGCCTGGATGAGCAGACACCGCCGGATGTGGATACGTTGGGGGATGCGGCTTATGACATTCCAGGGTGGGAATGGATTACGTTTTCAGATAAGAGCATTATCACCACTTATTTTTCAGGAATTAACGATATGCTTTCAAGGAAAGTTCAAAGGGTTATCGACGCTGAATGCGCTGGAGATTTCAGTTTTCAATACGAAATGGGAGTGGATAACCCGCCATATACGGATGAATCGTCATTATTTTTCGATGAAGAATTTGTTTCTCTTACCCAGTCCGGAGAAGGGGGACGAGGAAGTACCGCTGTCTCTCACCATGGATGGCAATGGTCATTGGATGGACGATCATCCTCCACACAAGAAGATTCTGCTGTCATTTCTTATGACGTTGAAATTGGTGACAACTGTTCCGTTGATTTAACGGGGGATGTCCAACTTATCTGTCCACCGCTGGAGATTGATCACTACGAAGAACGAACTACCACTGTTACTGATCCGATTAACTTTTCCTTCACCGGAGAAAATCGCTGGGAATGGGAGACGATCCCTGGACTTGGCAGCGGAATTTATATGAAGGACCCAATCGTTTCAGGAAATGGAGATGCCACCTATACTTTTGACCTGGAGGCTGATGGGTGGATTGAGTTTAGCTTTACCACTGGTTTACGTGATACAGAAAGACTCCTCGTCATTATCAATGACGTGCAACAACTAGAAGCAACAGGTGATGAATGGGAGAAAAATGTACAGCTTCCTTTAACAAAAGGCCGTAATACCGTTATTTTTCGAATTCAAGATGACCTGACAGAAGAACCCCTTGAGGAAACTTATCCTGGTGAATTCTCTTATCGCTCGTCAAGTGGCAAACATAAAACACCAATGGGCAGCTACATTGATGTAGACCGGGAATGGAAGACAGACAGAAACTCTAGTTACACAAAAAAGGATCGTGCAGAAAATGTGTACGATATCTTTCTGAATCCTGGTTCATCCTTTGAATTTTCGGAAGAACTGGAGCTAAAAAGTCTTGTTGATGAATCGAAAGAGGACGAATATGAAGTGATATTTTCTGAAGACTTCAATAATCGGGATAAATACGCACGTGAAATTCGTGTTGATGACAATTGGGAATGGGAAGATATCGTTACTCGTTATCATGGGGAAGGTCACGGGGGAGACGGCGTACTCAAGGTTGAGAATAAAGACGGTACCCGGAACCGCCTTTATGTCGAGAATATAGATTTGGATGAACCGGGATTCGTAAAGTTTGAATATGGCGGTTCCTTTTCAGACTACGAGTATCTCAGTCTATATAGTAACAATCGGTTAATTTGGTCTGAAAACAAAAGCTCGAGTGATCCTCTTGGTCATACGGTAGTAGTTCCACTTAGCCGAGGAAAACAAACGTTAAAGTGGGTTTTTGAAGATTGCGATAAAGTCGAAGTTGAAGACCCTGATTCTGGATACAAGCCTCCAACGAAACCCGCTCCTTCTACAGGTGGGGAGCAATGCTATCCGGCTGGAACATACACTCATCCAGCTATATACGGCCCTGGATCTAAGCCACCTCATAAGACACATCTGAAATTTGACTGGGGCTATCAATATGATCCTTCAGAACCTGTTAAAGTATACTATGATGCTTCTGGTTCTGTCCCCATTGCTCATGGCACTTATAGAGATGATTTTACAATTAGACGATTTATAGATAATTCATCCATCACAAAAGCGATATATTCAGAACAATTGGAGATATATTCCGGTAAAGGCTTCGATGTTCCTAATGCATTCGATGTGCCTGTTGAATGGATATTCCGCCCTATTCCTGACGCTCCTAACAAGACACCGATACACTATGAAAATTCCTATGTTTTAACGTCTGAACAGGTTACAAATAAAAGCTATCCATATGTTTATTGGTATGCTGTCTTTGATAGCGTAGGTAATGAACGTTTAACAGTTGAGTTCGACTATCAATACTATTGTTATGAAATAGATAATCGACAAGGAAATAAAAATGGGAGACAAGTCTCTACACTAAGAATTGCTAGTAACGCAGCAGTGGCAGAATACAAGCGTGAAACCAATTCTCACATATACGCAACACGTAGAGGTATTAGATGGAGTACCCCATCAATCCCTCGCACAGGTAATAAAATGATGAATGTAGGGAAACTACAGAATCCCTATAAAATAAAAGATTGGAGCGGTTCAAAACCCCACAGCTCCCAAGAATTTTACTGTAACAAACCAGGCACCTACTGCATCGCCTTTGAATTTCAATCTTTTTTAGGAAAGAGTTCAAAGGTTGGCAAAGATAATATTCCATATTATATCGCAATCCGTAATCTCAAACTCCAATCCAATAAACAGCGTAAATTTAGTAATGACTTTGATAACACACAAGTCCAATTAACCGTAACTGATTTATCTAATCGTACAATTATCGATAGCGAGCTCCTAACTACAGAAGGTAAAGGATGGGTAGAAAAATCAATAAAATATGAACTTCCTCTAAACTCACACTATCGAATTGATTACACGTTATTAAAAGGATTAAGTCATAGAGGAGGAAAAGATGACAACGGCGGTTGCTTTCTGTTAAAAAATGGAACCGTTCAAGAAATTTGGAAAAGTTATTGTAAAGATAAACTTGGTTCTATTTATCCAAAAGACAACTCGCCATATGAACCTAATCTCCCCCCTCCAACTCAAGTAATCATACCCGACGACTCCTGGTGTTGGATCGATACAATCGAGATCAGGCAAAGTAAAAAATCAAAACCATGCCGTGATGCCTATGTCCGCGTAAGAATTTACGACGAAGACAATGGAAATATCATATCCGAAGAGAAATACTCGGATTTTGATGATGTACAAACAATCAAAGCTGCTATTACCAATGATTCTGATGAAGGTAAAAATTATTCTATCCGAATCAAATTCTATACAGATTGTGATGCCGAAGCGAGATTAAGTAATGGAGAGTATACCTTTCACGACAAGCTCCCTCTCCCTAAATCATCGGCGTTTGTCTACAATTTCGAGACGACAGCAAACGTCCCGATATGGATGGGCGGATGCAACGGCAGCAATATTCAGGTAAACATCTACGATCAAGCAGGCAACAAACTTCAAAATACTACTGTTAATCTCTCCGGAAACTACGACTTCACCCTCGAAAACCTATCCAAACCTTCTGTATCCAAAGTACGTGTCGAAATTAAGACAGAACAAAAAGGCGAAATAAGTGAGTGGACCGGCAAAAGCTATTTGACTACGTTCAAGCTCCGAAATTTCAAAGCAACGGAAAATTGGACAATTGTCCCCTCTCCTTTTAATAGCCAATTGGACTTTTTCATTGATGGAGTTCTCCGAGGCAGCTATACAGATGCTGGTGGAGCCCCTGTGTTTCAAGTAGATAGAGGAAGACATACTTTCACCTGGGTATTTACAGCGAAAGGCACATCGGAAGTTTGGGATTACTGCAATATCGACTACATCAAACTAACCAACTGGATCTGCGACAAGGTCCTCGTCACCCCCTACTGCGATCCCGGCAGCGGGGACAAATGCGTCGAAGCATTGATCAAATGCTTGCTGGCGATCTGGAAACAACGCCCTGAAGCATGTGTGATTGGCAAACGAATATGGCTATTTACGTAAAGGAGGTACTTCTATGAGTGTGGTTTCTCTACGTAAATCGGGGTTTCTCTTCGAGGATTCTTTCGATTCTCTTACCCTCGATTCCAAGTGGAACATGACACCAAATGATTCTTCAAGGTGGTCGCTAACTGACGCACCAGGCTCGCTCCGTTTAAAAGGCGGAGCTGAGCCACTTCAACTCTTTTTAGACACACTTACCCCCGTGAAACAATTCGTCCTCGATATGAAAAATTCATACAATCCGAAAGCTTCTGGAAGCACAGGTGGATTGACTGTTTTCATCAACCACAACGACTTTTTCCACGTCGAAGAATATTATGATGCACCACAAGGCACCACGAAAACCTTCCCCTGGCTTCGGTTGGTACGCAACTACAATACCTACACCGCTTATTGGTCCGAGGACGGAACCATCTGGAACATCATCGGCTCGGAGGAATTCAATCGCCTTGCTCCCAAAATCGGTATGTTTCTCAACAGCAGCGCTACAGACGACTATCTGGACATGGAACACGTCCGCGTTTTCTCCCTCCCCACTCTCACAGTCTCAAACCTCTCCCCCGGCACCCGCGTGGAGTTGCTCGATTCCACAGGAGCCGCTGTCGACTCCAAAACGTGTCGGACAAGCCAAACATCCATTCAATTTGATATGACCCAGCGTCCTATTCCTTTCACTGGCTCTCTCCGTTTTGCGGAAGCAGACGGAAAAACAACCATTAGCTCCAGCGACCAGATGGAATTGTGGGGCGGAGACGAATACGCTTTTTCCCCCTCCCCCACCCTCTTTTTTATCGATGGAGAAGGAAAGGAAGTCCACCTGCAAGACAACACAGAGGAGTTTCTCGGTCATATGCTCCAAGGCCAGTACAAAGAAGTGAAAATAATCGCCCGAAATACGATGCATCACGGAACTTTTACAGGTATCCAAGGCATTCTCACCTCCTATGCAGGTACGGATCAGTACAAACGGCTTGTAGATGTCGCCACAGACAAAAACGGTGTGCCCGGCGCGTGGGGCGATTCCTTCACCCTGCCAGATACTGCGGCAGGAAATGAACAAGTTTTCTGGACGCGGATTTCCCGAGAAACCGATCCATCCCTTATAGATAAAACGACGCATGTCCATTTCGGTCTCAATTTGTCCGCCGTTTATACCAAATAAATCGAAAAGGAGCTGAACGTATGTCGGTCAGAATCACCCGCACAGGCAACGAAGTCGTCCTGGATCATAATGAGTTGGCCAATAAAGGAAAACGTACCCATGCCGAAATCGACTCCTACCTCCATGAGCTGGATGATGCCAGAGAAGATAAACCGAGCTTAAAGGATAAATTCCGTGAGCTAAAAGACAAAGACGATGAACAGGATCGTCAGCTTGATGCCGTGAAAAGTGATGTTTCTACCTTTCAAGCGCGGCTGAATACGTTATCGTCAACGGTCAGTGCGGCAGAAGCAAAAAATCAGACGCAAGATCTCCGTCTTTCGCAAGTCGAACAAAAAAACGCCCAGCAAGACCAAGCCATTCTAAAGCTGCAAAGCGATGTCTCCTCTAACCCCAACGCCGAGGTGGTCGCTGCACGCCGGGATCGGGATGGAAGAACTTTTCCTAGTCTGAAAGCTCGGTTGGATGACATGCAGGGGAAGATTGGTACGGGGGGTAGCGGGGGAAATAATGGAGGAGCCTCAAGCAGCTCCTTTGATTTGCAGACCCCAATCAATATTTTACTGAATACCTTTCGTGATGCGGAAACACATAACAGATCGGCCTATCGTCAAAACAACATGTATGTAGATGTATTTAGCGATTCCTCAGGAATTGATACCGAAAAGTCATCTTCTTTTGGGATTATAAATGGTACTGTCTTCCCCGGACTTCACGATACAAACATCATCATGTCCAGTCCTACTGAACCTGCCCCTTATCACGTAACCTCGTCTAGTGAAACGTCTGGTTACCCCGGGTGGATGGGAATCAACGGAAATTTAACTGATTCCTATTATTCAGATGGAGCGACTCCTCCGGCAGAAGGTCATTGGTGGCAAATTGACTTTTTCGTCCCCAAAATAATTACTAAGCTCGCAATACGAGCTATTGGAATCTCAGCTGGACAGTACGGTCTAGCCACGTTTACTCTGCAAGGTTCACAAGACAATACGGATTGGACAGATTTATACACAGGATCTCATGCAAACACAGGTTCAGAGTTAGAACACAGCTTTACTAATACCTCTGCATACCGCTATTACCGCCTGGCTAAGCTTCGCAGTTATCGTAGTGCAAACCCCGTAATTTATACCGGTTGGCACGAGATTAAATTCTATGAAATTATTGACGCGGTTACGCTCGTAACTAAAGCAGTTAATGTTGGCCGCTCTCCAAACAAGATTATTACGACTGCGGAATATACTGACACGGTCACCTTCGATCTGACCCTTGATGGAACAACTTGGGTAAAAAACATCGATTTAAACAAGTTACTCGATACCTCTTCACTAAAAGGTACAAACCTCCAATTACGAGCTAACATTCCAGCTACAGGCAGTTTAAAATCTTTAGGAGTTACTTGGTATGACGATAGCATGCTTATTGAGATGCCAGGTAAAGAAGGAGGAGGCCGGGATCAAAGCAGTACCAAACCGTTAGTAGACGTCGTGGCAGCTACTAATATTTTGCGTAATGCTTATCGCACTTTGGAATGTACGAATCAGGGAGCGTCGGTTCGGCATAATTTGTATGCAGACGCTTTTGTAAATTCATCTGGGGTCGATGAATCTAAGTCAGAAGCATTTCAAATACGAAATGGAAAGTTTATCAAAGCTGCTGGAGTACCTTTCAACTGGAAGGATCTAGGTGTGCAAACCGCTTCATCTACTGGAGATTGGTATAATAGTAGCACCGGTTTTAGACCTTACAAATCAAATAGTACTTCCCCAACCTATGCCGTTGAAAAAATCGCAGACGATAATGCTATTGCAACACCAGGTGGATATACCGATTACTGGCTTCATAATAGTACAAATGCTGACTTATTCATGAAATGGGGAACACCTGTAGAAATATATAAAATCATTCTTTGGATGAATGGTAGTTTAGGACAAAACGGACACGATTACTGCGATCATCAAATTTCTGTCAAAAATCCATCAACAGGTAAATGGGAAGCAGTTACCCCAAGGATTAATCTCGCTTCTAAAACAGATAAAGGAGTACATGGTGACGGTTCATGGCACTACCCCATCGAGCTAGACTATCTCATTAATGAAGTCAAAGTAACTGTCTGGAATAAAAGCTCATATATGACCGTCACTGAGGTACAAATCCTGCAAGCATCTGATAAAAATCCCGTCATGGTTTCCAATCCGATCACATTGGCAAAGGCCCCGACCCATCTTTTATTGGATGCAGAGTATGAGGGTAACGCCAGCATTGATTTGTCATTCGATGGAGGAACCACGTTCACAACTGGTTTTCCTTTGAATCAGTTGGTGGACTTAAGCACTTTCCTACCAGGTAATTCTCTTGTCATTCGAGCCAACCTTAGTGATAAAGCAGTCCTCAACAGCATTGGTTGCATTTGGTATGACAAAGACACGCTCCCCACCTATACAGATACGGTAGGTGGAAGTTCTGGAGGAAAAGACTCCGGTAATAGCGATACCAAAGTAGAGGTAGATCCTTCCCTTGGCTCTATCCTTTTATACGATACCATCGGCCTCATCACAGCCAATTTCCGAGCTGCCGAAGCTCTCAATCTCCCCAAATACACCGCTAAAAATTTAGTCATTGACTCATTTATAGACGACTCGGGCATTGATAAAACAAGATCTTCTGGCTTCATCGTTGAACATGGTGAAGTCAAACGCATGGGACATAACGCAGTTAAAGGCAAGACTTACTACCTAAATCCTATCCCAACAAAAAATTATCCAGATAATACACCATACTCAAAACTAACTGATGGTAAAGCCGGAAAAGACGGCTCATCTGCCGATTATCTTGATGGCTCTTGGATTAGTCAGTTAGGGATTCCTGGATCGATTTCTACGGTAGACTTTGAACTTACTGTTCCAGAAATAATTAATCGTGTCAAAGCCATGTTTTGTGAGTATCAGGTATCTGGAATTTTCTATCCTCCCGAGCTATACGTCTATGGATCGGATGACAACAGCAATTGGACTCTGCTTTTTCATGAGCCAACTGGTCTAAGTGGCAATGGTATTAGAAAATGGGTTGACTTTACCTTCACGAACTCTACCCCATATCGATACTACCGCGTAGGCTATTCTATTGGCGGTACGGGAGAGAACCAAAAACATTTATTTGTCAATGAGATAGAGTTGTACTCTACTGGTCCCACCACTCTATATACCAACGTGGAATCCCTTCCTGTAGAACCTAAGAAAATGATTGTTATAGCTGAACACCAAGGGCAAGTCACCTACGATTTATCTATGAACGGCGGAAATACCTGGTTGAACAACATTACTCTCGACAAGTTTTTGGAGGTAACTGGTGGGAAAGAAGTTTGCATTCGTGCCAATCTCTCCACAGGGTCAACTCTATCATCATTAGGTTATGGATGGTTCGATGATTCAGTCGAATTCATCAAGGTCACACCTGGAAATGGCAACACCGGATCAACCGGGTTAATCCAAATTAATAAATTCGGAGTTATAGCCTCCCCTAACACACCTGAAGAAGTGAACATAACAATCCCCTACAATTCTGACTACAAGCTACCTCCTATTGAAGTTTTAAAATTTGCCCCTGGTGAACAGAATTACACTCGGGAAGTAGCAGCCTTTTCTAGTAACGAGGCATCTAACTTTAATCATGACAAATACATGGCGTTAGATGGTACATTACGGCTTAAAACCGACTACTCAATTGAATTGACAGAAGACGCAATGCTTCCATCTGGTAATAGTGTGTATTCGCTAACCCTTGATGTGAATCAATTTTTGAGTATAGAGAAAATCAAGGTGAATTGAATATGTCTCTGATTAGAGAGCAATTTAGCATTAAGAAAAGTTCAATGAATTGTTGAGGTGACAAAAATGCCAATTCCAGCAACAACCGGACAATTAAGAACAAAAATTTCAGATATGCAGATCGGTGACTATGTGAAGTGTTGGTACTCCTTTCATAGAACTAGTGGAAGCTTATCTGATAGTCCAGCAGGGATATTAGTTGGGTTAGGGACAGATACATTCTCTACGGCTGAAGAAAAGCCAGTAACAGGAGAGTCCACTACTAGCAACTCCAAATTATTTTATTTTGTGAAAGTTGCCAAAGGATTGCTGATCGCTGATAGGGTGTGTCAACACTCCATCTCTTGGGATGCCCTGAATACAGGGAAGGTGATACAAGGGAATCCCTATTCGTTTAGTACAAGCTCGAATATCTCACAAGGCTATGCTTCGAGTGAGAATATTTCAGGTACACTCCGATCTCTCTCAGGTGGAGTAGCTTATGCAGATGCAAATGAAAATAAAACCTTAGATGCCAGATTGAGCAATGGAACATGCTTTCCTGTGAACAACGAATATGATAAGTACTTAATGGGATTTCCTCAAAGCATGGTAAAAGATGGATATACAGTAGATGATGTATTTCATTACAAAGTACGTTTTACAACTACGCAAGATACCACTATGACAGGTTCTCGTATATCAAGTACAGGAACTATTGAAGTTCAAGACAATACTTGGCGAGTTGGAAGGGGAAGTGAGGATAATTTCTTAATATGGAAAGGTTTAGGGATGGGTAAAACATCAATTGCTTATGCGAGTACAGGTTTTCGTCCAGTATTTGAATATAGGGAGGTGTAATACATGGCTACAATTGGAGATCAATTAGCTGTACCAGAGGCAGGATGGAAGCGGTATGATAACACTTATCCGTCTATTGCATATAATGGAACATGGGCGAAAAGAACAGGATATGCAGGTAGTTATGAATTAACAGATACCTACACTTCAACAGCAGGAGACACGGCAACGTTTGACTTTGTAGGAACAAAAATCCGTATCATATCTTTTTTCTGGAACAACTTCACGGCAGATGCGAAGATCACGATTGATGGGGTCGCACATACATTTAGTGAAAGAAGTGCTTCCAATACTTCACAAGTCATCGTATTTGAAAAAATGGGATTGTCTGAAGGTAAGCACCGTGTTGAGCTGAAATTGAATTCTGGGACAGATTATCTTGGAATTGATTCAATTGATATTGATGATACAGGGTCTATTGAATTTCCTATCGGCGTTCAATTAACTGCACCAGCTCCAGGTTGGAAAAGGTATGACGACGGTAATCCATCTATAAAATACTTGGGAACTTTCGTAAGAGAATCAAATCAAAGCTTTTATGGTGGAGCCTCCAACTATGCAACAAGTGCAGACTTTAAGATAAAATTTAATTTTATTGGCACTAGAATCAGAATAATAGGTAACATGTACCAAAACAAATTCCCTAATGTTCCAATAACGATTGATGGTGTCACTGAAACATTCAGTCAGTATGGGGATTTAAAGTTTCAAGCTTTACAGTACGAAAAAATAGGGTTAGAGAATAAAATGCATACTGTAGAGATTACAGTTCCTTCCTATGCAGGAAGGATTGGTTTTGACCCAAATAACGTGAACGTGAAGAACATACAGATTGATGCCGTTGATATTGATGCTAATGGTAGGATTCTCCACCCTGATGAAGTAGTAGATGTTAAAGATTTAACAGTAGGAAAACGTATTCGTTTGAACTACTTGGCACCTGCTGGTACGTTTGGAACCATATCGATCGGAAAGGAAATGTCAGGACTTCTTCCCAATGCTCCTGCAACAAGTGCAAATGGTGATGGGTATTTCATCATGTACGGTACAAATCACAAAGGTGATAAGTTGCTGATGGCTGACCGCAATATCCAGATCATTTCATGGGATGCCTTAAATACAGCAGGAATTGCAAGCGGAAGCGGGCTGTCAATAAAAAGCCTGCACACCATTCCAGGATTGTCTGGGTATTCTTCTGCCGTGTGTAACGTTTCTGCTTCAACAGAGTATGACACAGCAAGTTATCAGGCATGGAAGGCTTTTGATGGATCAGAGACTACGTACTGGACAAGTACTGCTGCTACTGAAAGAACAGAAGAGATGTTAAAGATCGAGTATTCAACGCCAACAATCATTACTTCGTATGATCTATATGCTATATACAGTCCGAAAAAATGGGTCTTCGAAGCTTCTAATGACGGAACTTCATGGGATATCTTGCATAATGGAAATGAAGTATCAAGCTGGCACGGTCTTAAAAAGACCTTCTCATTCAATAATGATAAAGCTTACACACAATATCGGATCAGAGTATCAGAACGTTTTGTGTGGAACGGACATTATTATGTCGGCTTTTATACTGCCCAATTATTCACATCCTCTGATAGAGAAATAACATTGCGACTGCCGACAGGTGGAGTAAATGCATCGGATAAAGACAACGAATGGGATAAGTACATGACCGATGACCAGATCTGGAATAATGTAAATCACGGTTCATGGACCAGTACAACTGATCAATCCAATTCAAAGGCCCGCGTAATTCGAGGTTATAACGGTCTCAAAAACTGGACATCTGGATCAACAGATCTTACAACTCCAGGCCGAGGGTTCCGTCCTGTTCTCCTGATTGAGTCAATAAACAATAGATTCCTCGTACAAGACGGTTCAGACGTGAAAACGTACACTTCTTCCGGCTGGGAAACCGTTGGTACTACTCCCCCCACAGATGAAATGTTTCTAAATAAAGGCATGCTTGATCTCAGTGCATGCGCCCCATACTTGAAAGATTTAAAAGACACATCCAACCTCAAAATCCTTGTTTCGAAACCTAAAAAAGAACCAACAGTCGCTCATCTCACTGGAGTTCCTGTACCAAGAATCGTGAAAATGAAAAATGATACTAGCTTTCTTGGCGTAGCTAAAATCAACTCTTTAACCTTATCAGGTACAGAGAAAGGCGTTTTAAGAGTCGCAATAAGTACGGACAGTGGAACAACATGGGAAGCAAAACAAAAAAATGGCTCGTGGACAACAGTTGATGTAAATAACCCCATTGATTTCAAAGCAAAAGCAATGACAATAGACGATTTCAATCTCATCCAAGAATGGGACGAGAAGCTAGGCCAAGCAAGAAACTTGCGATGCGCCTTCTACTTCGAACAGTCATCATCCACTGATGAAACAAGTCTAGACTCATTGACCATGAATGTCGATTTACTAGATTCCTGGGACATGTCGATGCCCGGAGTCGATTACAAATACGGGTATAATCGAAATACCAATCTCCGAGTCTTTTTACTCTCAGATGGAGATTACAAGATAAACGTAGGCACTGGCGGTAGCAATGGCTCCACGATCACAGAAGTAGATGGAGGCACATTCTAATGACACTGCCAATCAAATTCAAACGAGGTCTAAAAAATAATCTCCCTTCCGCTGCAGCGGCGGGAGAACCTCTTTTCACCACAGATACCAAAGAATTATTTATCGGAACGGGTGACGGGATCACAGCAATTGGAACCGATCCAACTCTGGCAGAAAGAGTGGGCCAACTAGAGAAATATCGTAGTTCCGTATCTCGGACCTATACGGAAACATTTACTTCACCAAAAGTTGACATTGAGAAAACAACTGCATGGTATTCAACCACCGGTGTACGTACCTCTAAAATTCCCTCCATTACCGAGAATTTCACAGATTTGAGCGCTGTTGATCAATTCAATTCTTACGGCGTTAACTTCGACATTGAAAACGGATTGGTAAGACTGAGCAACACCCTTGAAGGAGTCATAGTGTCTTCTTCTCTCCCAGTAGCAGGAGTTGATAAGCTAACTTTTCAATCAGACTATTTACTTCCTAACGCATTAGGCGTCATCTCTACCAAAAAAGTAACCGGGGAGATGGCGTCAAAATTATCTCACCTAGAACCCACCATTTTAGTTGATCGGTTAAACAGGACTTGGGTTATCAGTTCTGTCGACCGTGAAGGAATTTATGCGGTTGTAACCAATTCAGATGATTCAGTTGCCTTTGAAGGGTATTTGCATTCGTACAGAGGAACTGGCTACGTTGTAGCCCCAAGCATTATGAATGCAGTAGTTGACCATAACAACAATGTATGGATAGCAGCAGCCATAACTAGCATGCCTGGGTTAATTCTTTCTATTAAGCCTGATTTTCAATCCTTTTTAAATCCCATTTCTGTAAGAGGTAACAACAGCATATATTCCTACCCTCCATTTTTAAAGCTCCATGTCGATAAAAACAACCGAATCTGGTACTCTTGGAGTTATTCTAGTTCCTTTTATTACGGATGCGTTACTTCAGATGGTACCTTTTTCATCCCTACTACTTCCCAAACTTTCAACCCATCTACGGGATTTGACAATGCTGTAATTGTAGAAGATCGTATGAAAGGGTATATATGTTTTATAATTCGAGGATATTCTAATAACACTCTAAGAGCTCTTCGTGTTAACTATGATGGAACAAACCAAACCCCCTACAATTTGATCGGTAAGGCCTCAGGTAAATGGTTAGACGCAACCCACGATGAATCAACAGGTATTACGACCATCTTAAGTGTTGATAACAATGCCCCTGTTGTACATCGCCTAAATTTGTCAACGGGATCATCCACCACACTCCCCTTGACAGGTTTCATGACCGTTGATCATTCTTTACCGATTGAATTTGTGTTACAAGACAATATCATGCGGGTTATTTATCATCAACAAACGGTTGGCTCTACTCGTCTTATCTCTATTGATCTTGCTACTTTATCTATTGTGGAACCGGACACACTGATCCAAAGCGGGACCAATACAACACGAGTGTCTGGCTGTATTGACGGAAATGGTCGATTGACGATTGTCATGAATACGTCCGAGTATTCAAGTAATTATAGTTTGATAAAAATGTTACGCTACGATACAGTACCTACCTCCATTGCTTTTCAAATTTCACCAGATGATACCTCTTGGTTTCCAATTACACTCGGAGAGGAAATCACCTTCCCCACTAAAACAGACGCGTTGAAAATAAAAATAAAAATGCAGTCACCAAATCCAGGAATTTCTTCTTTACTCAGAAACTACCGTATTGCACTAGGAGGAACGGCAGGAGAAATCACACAAACCTATACTTCCTCATCCCTGCCAGCCGTTACCCCTATTGCATTTGTCACACTAACTGCCAATCAAGCTCTCCATGGCGGAGAAATTCTCTGGGAGGTGAGTAACAATGGGGGCGGGTCATGGCAATCTGCTGAGCTGGGTCAAGAGATTGAATTTGCCAATCCAATCAACAGCGATCTTCGAGTCCGTGCGATTCTCCATTCCCCCTCAAGCGAAACAAGTACACCTTCTATCCGAGATTTCACTGTAACAAGTTCCAACCTGTTATTAAATCCCGCTATCACAGACCCCAATCTCCCCCAACGCGTTATTGATCTCGAAACCAATCTGTTAAAAACAAACTTCCAACTCATCACGTACATGAACGCCGCCAAGTATGGATTGAAAAATATGGTCATCGATACCTTCACCGATCTTTCTGGAGTAGATATCACAAACAGCCAAGCTGTTTACGATCATGTGCGAAAAAAATTCATTACTGGAATTGTAGATATCGTACCGCCCATGACTGCTAACGACACCCCAGCCCCTTTTATTGTGAGTGCAGACAGTGTTACTGGTGGAGCTGTGTTTCATTTGTTTGACCGCAGCTTAGCAAGTGGCTGGAGCACAACTGCAGGTGGACATCATTGGATCAAAATCTTTCTGGATAATCCCGCTCAGATTATCGATCGATATCTTTTATCTGGAGGCGCAAATTACGCTCCTACTACCTGGCAATTGCAAGGTTCCAATAATAATACGACTTGGGATACGCTCCATTCTGTTTCCGGCTATGTTTGGACTCGATATGAAGGCAATGAATTTACTATTCCTACTGAGAACATCAAACCTTATAAATACTATCGATTCTACTCTACCTCTTCTCAATACGGGTCTGGTGCAACTCAAATTCAGGAATTACGATTACAAAAGGCCGTAGACCAAAATCATCTACAATCCAAGCCCGAGAAAACCACTACACCGCCAAATAAAATCGTGATTGTCGGAGATGAGACGGTTAATGGTGGAAGCATCAAATACCAGGCATCTCGGGATAGTGGAAACACTTGGACAGACGTTCCTGCACAAACGTTAACGGATATTTCCAGTCAACCGGTCGGAACACAACTCGTCGTAAAAGCAATCATCACTGGGAATGCAGAGCTCAATGCGTGGGGCTACTACTATGAGTAAGACAGGCAGCATTCAAGCCTCGCACTCCGACGACTATGTTGTGGTAGCATTTTCACTCAAAACACCGTGAGAAATCTCCCAAACTGTCTACTCTATATATAGACCTCACAAGAGAAAGCGGGTGAATAAACGGATGATCCAAACACTACTCAACTCTTCCACTCTCCCTTTGGTAGTATCCAGTGTACTGACGGCAATCGTCACCTATCTGGTCGCTCGCCACAACAACAAGAAAGAGTTGATGATTACAGACAGGCAGCAAATCTCGCAGGAAAACCAGCAAATTCGTCAGGAGCTTCGTCAGGAAATGGACAAGCTTCGGGAAGAACTCCACGTTTGGCGCAACCGTTGCATGGAGCTTGAAACCATCGTGCAGGAGTGGCGAGATAAATACACGACGCTGGTAGTAGAAAGACAACAGCTAGAGTACCGTGTCAAAGAGCTAGAAACCGAACTCAAAACGTACATGCAAGCGAGGATTTCCTAGATGTTGCAACGTTAACCACAAAGGTGACTCCTCCCTTCCTTGGGGCGAAATCTCGCCTCGCGAATTAACTCCCTTCCCAATGAATGACGGCTGGATGTTTGTTTATCAGCCTTGATCGCCTCTGACTCCCCGAAGCATGCCCCGCTTTACCAACAAAAGGAGGAACAACCTTTGATTGACATGAACCAATTTATTCACAGCCTGAGTTTGCTTACTTTTATGGCGATCTTGATCGAAGCCGTAACCGAAATTTTAAAGAATGCCTTCCCCGTATTAAAAGATCGCTCCACTTACATCCTCTCTATCCTCATTGGCATTTCGCTCTCCCTCGCTTTTCAAGTCAACCCCTTTGGTCTTGAGGGCAGCGGCTACTACGTTTCTGCCGTGCTGGCTGGTATCCTCACCAGCCGCGGAGCGAACTACCTCAACAGCTTTGTGAAAAAGCTGAATACATCCTCGAAACAATAA